GTGCAACGGTTGTTACAATCGGAAACGCATTTACAACAAGTGGTGAATCATCTTTCTATGTTGGAGACGCAAGTTTCAATTCAGAACCAACAAGTCCTGAAAATCCATATTATAGATTATACGCTAGAAAATTCACTTTGTGTTTTGCGAAAGGATTTGACGGATGGGATATCTATAGAGAGTCAAGAACAAACGGTGACGATTTTATCTTAGGCGCTACAGGTTATTTAAAAGGAGCTTGTGCAACATCAAGATACCCAACAGCAACAGGATGGGGAGCGTTTAAGAATATATCAATTGGTGGAGATGACTCAGATTGGGCAAACACCGACTATTACGCATATCAATTAGGTATTGCAACATTTGCAAACCCTGAAGCAACAAATATTAACGTATTTGCAACATCAGCAATTGATTATGTTAATAACTCTAACTTAGTTGAAGGGGCTATTAATATGATTCAAGACGATAGAGCTGACTCAGTTTATATCTGTACAACACCTGACTACGATATGTTCCTTCCAACAACAACTGATAACTTAGGATTAATTTTCCCAACAGAAGCAGTTAATAACTTAGAAGAAACTGGTATCGATTCAAACTATACAGCAACTTACTATCCTTGGATTCTTGTAAGAGATACTGTTAACAATACACAACTTTACATCCCACCAACAGGTGAGGTTTGTAGAAACTTAGCATTGACTGATAACATTGCATTCCCTTGGTTCGCATCAGCGGGTTACACAAGAGGTCTTGTAAATTCAATCAAAGCAAGAATTAAACTAACTCAAGAAAACAGAGATACTTTATACAAAGGTAGAATTAATCCTATCGCAACTTTCTCTGATGTCGGAACAGTAATATGGGGTAACAAAACGTTACAACAAGCTGATTCAGCATTAGACAGATTGAACGTAAGAAGACTTTTACTTCAAGCTCGTAAATTGATTTCAGCAGTAGCAGTAAGATTATTGTTTGAACAAAACGACGAGATCGTAAGACAACAATTCTTAGATAGTGTTAACCCAATCCTTGACTCTATTAGAAGAGACAGAGGTATCTACGACTTCCGTGTGACAGTTTCATCTTCACCTGAAGATCTTGATAGAAATACACTAACAGGAAAGATTTATCTTAAACCAACGAAAGCTCTTGAATTCATCGATATTGAATTCTTAATCACACCAGCGGGGGCTACGTTTGAAAATATCTAAAATTAATTGGGGGGACTAGTTCCCCCCTTTAGCCAATATGAAGAAAGAATTTAAAGAAGGGTTTGATTCCAAAGGTTCTCCAGATATGAAATATTACGCATTCGATTGGGATGATAATATTGTTCATATGCCGACTGAAATTGTTTTAAAGGACGATAACGGTGAGGAGGTTGGTATGTCGACTGCTGATTTTGCGGAATATAGAACAGAGGTTGGAAAGGGTGATTTTGATTATGACGGACACACTATTGTGGGGTTTGCAGAAGATCCTTTTAGAAACTTCAGAACTGATGGTGACAAACAATTTATAATTGACGCAATGAAAGCTAAAGTTGGTCCGGCTTTTAATGATTTTAAAGAAGCAATCAATAACGGTTCAATATTTTCAATCATCACAGCAAGAGGTCACAACCCTAACACTTTAAAACAAGCGGTTTACAATTACATAATAAATGATTTTAATGGGATTAGTAAGGAACAATTACTTAAGAATCTTAGAAAATACCGTTCATTTGTGGGTGAAGAAGAAATGACGGACAATGAATTAATAAAAACGTATTTGGAACTCAACAAGTATCATCCTGTTTCTTTTGGAGACGAGGGGGGTGTAACTAATCCTGAGGAGGCGAAAGTTACTGCGATGGAAGGATTTGTTGACTACATAAAAGGACTATCGGCATTATTTAATAAAAGAGCATTCTTAAAAAAGGATATTGCTAATAAATTTACTCCTACAATTGGCTTTTCAGATGATGATATAAGAAATGTAGAAGTAATGAAGAAAAGGTTTGATAAAGATCCAGATAATATAGTTAAAACTTATTATACTGGTACTGGAAAGAAATCTAGAATGAAATAATGAATACTTTTTTTTGACGATAAAGTAAAGAGAAAAAAATTATTCAAGATATATTTATACTTATAAACACAAAAAGAAAAAAATAATATACTATGGCTGACTTACTGATGAAAATGCCTATACCTTACGAACCGAAACGTCAGAATCGATTCATTTTGAGATTTCCTTCGACATTGGGTATTAATGAGTGGTTTGTGGAGTCTGCAGCAAGACCTCACATAACAATCGGAGCTACAGAGATTCAATTTTTGAATACCTCTACTTACGTTGCTGGTAGATTTAACTGGCAACCGATAAACGTTACATTCCGTGATCCAATTGGACCATCAGCGGCTCAAGCTCTTATGGAGTGGGTTCGTCTACATGCAGAATCTGTTACAGGTCGTATGGGATATGCTGCGGGTTACAAAAAAGACATTGACCTTGAAATGTTGGATCCAACAGGAGTGGTTGTTGAGAAATGGATTCTTTACGGAACTTTCTTAACAGACGTTAACTTCAACGCTTTATCGTATTCACAAGATGCTTTAGCGAATATCACAACTACTTTGAGAATGGACAGATGTGTTCTTATTTATTAATTCTTTATAAAAAGTAAAGTCAGTTTATATTTAACCGTGAGGACAAAACCTCACGGTTTTTTTTATGGATAATCAAACAGCGCAATACGCACAACAAAACATATCACTACCTCATGACGTGGTACCTTTACCATCGGGTGGTGTATTTTACAAAAATAAAAAATCTTCAGTTAAAGTAGGATATCTTACCGCCAACGATGAAAACATCTTAATGGGTGGATCGGATGATTTAACTATGGCATTAGTTCGAGCTAAGTTATTCGAACCTGACCTTAAGCCTGAAGAACTTTTGGAAGGAGACATCGAGGCAATTCTAATCTTTTTAAGGAACACGGCATTTGGACCCGAAATGGTAGTCAATGTTACAGATCCTAAAACTAGTCAACCATTCCAAGCAACCGTGTTGTTAGATGAGTTGAATATAAGAAAAGGATCAAAACCGAACGAAGAAGGTTTATTTGAGACAGTATTACCTGTATCTAATGCATCTGTTAAATTAAAACCATTGAGTTTCGGTGACTTAGTTGAACTTAGAATTATGGCGTCAAAATACCCCGCAGGACGACCAGCACCAAGAGCAACTTGGAGACTCGAGAGACAAATTGCGGAATACAATGGAAGTAGAGACAAAGGTGAAATTGGTCAAATTATCAATACAATGATGATTGCAGATTCTAAACACATAAGAAAGTTTTTGGATGACAACGAGCCAAAATTAGATATGGAAAGAGTTGTAATTACCCCATCAGGAGATAGACTAACGGTTAACGTTGGTTTTGGGGTGGACTTTTTTCGTCCTTTCTTCTGATTATAGAAAAATACAAACTGAAGAGTTTTATTATTTAAGTTCTTTATTACACATATCATATCAGGATTTTCTTATAATGCCCGTCTTTGTGAGAAAGTTTTTACTTGAGAAGTGGATAGAAGAAAATAACAAAGGGACCTAAAATGGGTCCCTTATCTATTTATATGAAAACCTATTGATGCAAGATTTTAATGAAAGAGACAAAGTAAAAAGTACAGAAGAAGCACTGAAAGGGTTCACACAAATTGGAACTGAGATACGATTGAATCTTGAGCAAATTAATGCTCTTGCTTCCCAATTGAACAAACAGTTTGGAGAAACTCGTGAAAGAATTGGACAGATGGAAGGGGGGCTTAGAGATGTCGAACCATTTTTCAATACTTTTGGTGATACAGCTAACGAAGCAGCTAAAATTATTAGCCAACTTTCGATAGAGACAAGAAAGAATGTCATTGCTTCTAATGAGTCCTTAAAAGAATTGTTAACAATCTCGAAGGTAATAGGACAAGAACCAGAACGATTTGTTGGACCTCTAACCGATGTCGGTATTCAGTTTGGAAATATACAAGAAAATTTAGAGGGATCGGTCAATTATGTTAGAAGTATTGGAATGAATACTCAAGAAATCATGAAAGATGCTCTTAGCAACTCAGAAATGATGAATCGATATAATTTCGAGGGAGGTGTTATGGGACTTACCAAGATGGCGGCACAATCGGCTATGTTAAGGGTTAATATGAACGCAACTTCGGCTCTTGCTGAAAAAGTATTTGACCCTGAAGGGGCTATTCAGGTGGCATCTGCGATGCAAAGATTGGGTGTTAATATGGGTATGTTATCTGATCCATTTGCACTAATGGATGCGACGATTAACGATCCGGCAGGTTTACAAAAATCAATTGCAGATGTTGCTGCCTCATTTACTATTTTTGATGAAAAAAGTAAGTCTTTTAAGATTGATCCGGGTAGTATAAGAAAATTAAGAGAAATTGCTACGGAGACAGGTATATCTTATGATAATCTTACTAAGATGGGATTAGCAGCAGCTAACTCTGGTGAGATTATGAAACAACTTTCATTTGCCGGTAATCTAAGCGAAGAAGATAAAATGTATGTCGCTAATCTTGCTGAGATGAAAGGTGGTGATTATGTTATAAAAGTTGGTAAAGATGAAGAAGGAAAAGATGACTTTAAAAAATTAAGTGAACTTAGTGAGGATCAATTAAAGGCGACAATAGAAGCGTCGAAGAGTGCTCCCAAATCTATGGAAGATATTGCCAGAGCTCAATTGAGTGCTGGTGAAATTGCTGCGGGCAACCTTACAGCCATTAAAAATAATTTAGTTGGAGGAATTGCAGATACAAAAGGTATCAGGGATCTTCCTGAATTGACACGAGGTTTAACTGAAACTATTACAAATTCGTTAAGGGAAACACTACCACAAAAAGATCAAGTGACAGGTGTTACTGATGATATCGCAAAAAAATTCGGTACAAATCTTGTTGATGTTTTGCAAGGTAAAAAAAGTTTTGAAGACGTTGGAAAAGAAATTGTTGCGGGTCTGAAGGACAAAGGAATTCAAGCGGGTGAGTATATGAACACACTACCTAAAACATTAATGGATAATCTCCAAGAGCAAATATCCAAAGGGAATTTAGGTAATACTGAACTTGGTAAAAAAATCTTAGAAAGTTTAAAAACAGCAGACCCCAATAAAAAAATAAACCCAATAACTAATGTCTCTCAAATAGGAAAACAAATTAGTGCAACAAAGACCGCAAATATAAATCAAAACGTAAAACATGATGGGACAATTAATATAAAGGTTGATGTGACAGGATCGCCTGATGACCCTGAGTTTGCTAAGAAATTAGATAAAGTATTTAAATCGGCAGAATTCCAACAATATCTTTATAAGGCAGTAACAGACCAAGCCCAAACATCAAACGGGAAAACAATATCCCTCAAGGTTGCGAAATAAAAAATACCCCTCAACCTATTTATAGAAAAAACATTTAATGCCTAGTCCACTAGATTTCGGAAGTACAGAAGCGTTTAGGAAAAAGTTGTTCACAAGAAATTTGAAGCCATATTCTTTGGCTCCATATGTGGACCCAAATCAAGTTGCCTACCCTACAATACTTACGGATTCTGCGGTTGTTAACGCACAACCTGATCCTTTTGAATACGGTATTGCTGTTTTTAACGATAGAGCGTCTAGATTTAATGTTTATGCTCCTGACACACCTTTCCAATACAACACACAAACGGTTATTAAAGAATCTCAGTTCGAACCATATCCAAACTTCGATGCATCCTTTTATGAACCCGTTGATATTTTATACAAGCCAGATCCATTAGGTAGTAATGGATTATTAAGTTCAGATTCTTTTATTGCGAAATTAGGTGCTGTACAATTAAAAAAGGCATTTGAAGATAGAATTGCAACAGAGATTTACCAAAGAACACAAGCAAGAATTAATGCGTTTGGTGCGAATAGTGGTAGTAATTTATTTGGTGTTCTTACTAATAGAATACCTTTAATTGAACCAAATTATCAAATTACAGTTCCTGGAAATCCAGTTATTGCCGCTGTCGATTTAGCAACAAGACTATCAGGATCTTATTTTCCTGTTTCTCCAATCCCTGGTTCATATTGGGATACTGAAATTAGATTGGGACAACCAACTACAATTCAACAAATCAAAAACGCTTTCAATTTTGTAACACAAAGTGGTGTTGGTAGATTCTTTGCTAGATTATTAGGATCAGATTCAGGATCTCAAAAGTTTTTAAGTAATACAGGAGCTGGACAAAGAAGTGTTTTATTCAAGAATATTGATTACAACAAATTCAAACCAGATTATGATAGAAATTTTGTTGATAGATTAGGAGGAGCACTTGTTGGAGGTACAGCAAACAGTAGTGATTTTTATGTTGGTTCTAAGTCTTCTGACCCTGGAATGATATTTTCTCCAATAGGAGACATTCCAACCGATGAGTTTGGTAGGTCAGTTCAATCACCAGTATATGGACCATCTGAATTAGCACAACTTTATGAAGGGGTTGAACAAAGCCCTGGTTTTGGTGCTAATGGAGTTCCGTATGTAGATGGTGGTGGTATCGAAGGAGGATTCACATGGGTATCTCCAAAATATAAACTTAATGCCGGTAGATATGTTGGGCCAGGTGGTAAAGAAATGGGAGAAGATCCCGACTTTTCTCCTTCAACATATAACGATGCTCAATCTACAAATTATAAGTTTAGAACAGGGTCGATACTTGATGACACACAAAGATTGGTTGATAGTCAACCAGCGGGTAAAAAAAGATTTGAACACGTTGGAAATGCGATAGATCAAGTTAGTAAAATTTTCAGTGACGGATATACCGAGATGACTAAAGGCTCGAGAGTTATATCATATGTTGGACCTATTGGAAATGAAGTAGGTGCTGAGTACTGTCGAGTTTTTACCAAAGACACGCCTTACTTACAATTCAATGACCTTCAGAAGACAGACGGTATGACTACAGAGGGAAGAAAGTTCTCATACTCTGTGATGGACAAGACATACAATTTAAACATAGCTCCAAATAGAAGAAACGGAGGTCAAGATTCTTCAAATTTAATTGGTACTGGTAACAATGCATATGCTAAAAAATATATGTTCTCTATTGAGAACTTAGCTTGGAGAACATCAAAAATGTTTGAAGATTTAGCTGATTGTGAGAAAGGACCAAATGGTGGTAGAGTCATGTGGTTTCCTCCATATGGATTGACGGTAAATGAATCTGTAAGTGCTGGATGGAATACTTCAGAATTTTTAGGAAGACCAGAGCCGATTTATACGTATAAATCAACATCAAGATCGGGAACATTAACATGGAAGATAATTGTTGACCATCCTTCTGTGTTAAATTTAATTGTTAATAAAGTATTAAAGGATCAAACGAGAAAAAATGAGATTGATGGTATAATCAATTCATTCTTTGCGGGATGTAGAAAATATGATTTGTATGAGTTAGCGAAGAAGTATGCGACCATTGAAAGATCTGATTTGTATGAGATACAAAGAATGTTAACAAATCCTGCTGTTACCAAAGATGAAATAATTGAAGCTAATAACCAAATTAACGTTGGCATACCTTCAGTAGGAGGCAACACAACTAACCAACCAAATAATGACAAAACACCT